CCTCATAACCGTATCGGGATCGGCCATCATATCGAACCTCATGGCCAGAAAAGGCATCAATTTGGCTAAGTTCTCCACTCGGTCGGTCGGCCCGGTCTCTATCCGCTGCTCGAATATACTCCAATGCTCGCCTAAGTAGCCCCAGCCCTTAACGCGGAAAAATACATGGTCCAATTGAACGTCAATACCCGCCGTCAGCATCTGGGCCCCGGCAGGGACCTTGCCCTTCGGATAATCTCCTATGTGCCGTCTCAATCGCTCGATATCGGTAGTGGCCTTTTCCTCCCGCCACGGCCGGCCCTTTTGACTATTCCAATAATCTTTCAAGGGCTGGATATTACCGGCCTTCAGGGCCTTCTGGGCATGAACATATTCGAGAGTTAAGGACGCCACCGTCTCCACCATCGGATGCAGCATTAGCGAATGTATCCGGCAGCTCCGTATAGTCCTGATTCTTACCTTCCCGATTATCCGGCCGTTATCATCCAACGTGCAATCGCCCGGCACGAATTTACCGGCGCATACCGCCCGCCAGCGCTCATCTTCTGTCAAGCTCTGCTGACATTTCGGGCATACATATCTTGAATGCCTGCCCCTGCGATATACCGATTCTGCATAGAACTGACTCCGCTCAGGCGCCGCGGGGGCTTTGAACCGGTCTATCCGGATATTCTCATCGGCTATTTGGTGCCATTTCCCGCATTTCGGGCAGGGCACCCACCATTCGCAGCAGTCGCCCCTCTTCCACTCGGCATCCGACATATCATCCTCGGTCACCGGGGTGGTCATCGATAATAGCTTACTCCTGCCCTTGAACCATCGCTGCCGCTTCCGCATAAGGCTTATAGGGTCGGCCTCGGCGCCCACGTAGGGCGGGTACTTACCCGTCTCATCGGCGATAATATAACACACCGGCTTATCGGCCAGGGCCTGCGGCGTGGTCGGCCAGCCGATATAAAGTATCATATTATCCAGCACCGTCTGCTTGCCGATGAATATGTTCTTTACCCTCTGTCCCGATACGTGCCTAAGAAGGCCCTCATTGGCCTCGAACATCGGGCGGATTCTCGCCTCCACCCTGTTCTTTACATCGTCCTTGGTCGGCATAATCAATAAGGCCGGCCCGGGTGCTGTCTCGGTCACATATCCCACATATCCCGTCCCGAAGGTGCTCTTACCCGACTGGCTGCAGGCATAGACCCACACCTCCCTTGTCACCGTATCGCTCAGCCACTCGGCTATCGGTACGAAATACGGTGTATACTCGCGGGACCACGGCCCCTCGATAGCGGAGGTCCCCCCGGCCAATATGTAATTAGCCTCCATCCAATCGACAAAAGGCGGCCGGGCCCGCGGCCGGAGCAGCTCGGCCTCCTCTGCCAGGAGGGGCAGGGCCCTCCTTCCCCGCTTCGCTTCGCTTGCGGTTAGTCCGCTTCGCGGCCTTTCTTTTGGAGCCGCTACGCGAGCTGGTTTTATTGTCTCATATGTTATAACCATTTATCCTTTTATTGTTCGACTTAGTGACATTTCTATCAATTCTGTGCCTTTTTTTAGGTATAATGGATGCCTTGGTTGCATATTTTTTGTGAAGCCGAAACAATGAAGGCAATCTGTGCCCAATAAATCTAAAACTTCCCGCCCTCTATTCAAATATTCGCCCCATATCCCCCAGCACGCTACATTTAAACCAATCGTGTCATAATACATCATCAGGTAGTGATTATTTTTCTCTCCAATTGGCTCTTTCGTTTTCATTAACTCTTTTGGATTGGTAGCTCGGAATGAAAAAATATTAAGCATATAAATTCCACCAAATCCCCAGTCTTTAGCAAATCCGATACATCTTCTTATCGTAGGATCATCCTCTGTTTCATCTGCGGTCGATGGGTTTAATCCAATGAATAATACATGACCATCACCTTCTTTCCAAATGCGCCATAGTGTATATCTATATATACGGTCATCAGAAAATTGTGCCCCTTTTTCCATCAGTCACCGCCTTTCAGGGTTTGCACTGCCCTTTTGTTAATAATTTTCAGATTCTTCATTGCCGCCACAGAGGTAACTGGTAGTTTATAGCTTCGCTCTGAAATAAGACGAATCTTCTCGATCACTTTCTCAAGCTCTTCGATTCGCTCGTCTGAAAATTTCGCTCCTGCGATAAACGCTCTCTCTAAACGATTTTGAAGATATTGGCCTGTTGCTGTCCCGTGACAAGCTGCTTCTCCTTCTGCACTCGAAAACCACTTATCTCTTGCTTTTGCTAATGGAGATTTCATATCATTCACCGCCTTTCACTTCATACCATTCTGCCTCCTCGCCGGTTATTGGACAAAGCAGCTCATGTACTTTTTCAATAACATTATCTATTGTTAATATGCAGTGGAACCCGCAATTCTCAGCCTCTCCACAACTATCACATCTTACTGTAATTCTGTCCGCCATAATCAGTCACCGCCTTTCGCTACAATCTTAAAAGCATCACTTAATCTATCTCGCCAGTTTTTATCAGTCGATGTTTGGTTGTAAGCGACACCAAGACTAAAACCCACTCCAATACACCTAATCATAATCCGTTGTGTCACATCATCCGGCTCAACCAAACCATCGTGTTTTTTGGCGAGTTCTATAACCTCTGGAAGGAGGAAGTTTGATATTTTTTCGTGCTCTTTCGATATAAGCATATCAGTCACTGCCTTTCTTCTCAGGCCCCGCCCCCGCCAGAGAATTGCGGGGGCAAGCTCCGTTTGAGCGGAGCATAATCATCAATTCTTCCAGTTTTTTTTCCGCCTCCGGCGGAAGGTACAGGTACTCCGGCACCGTCAGCCACTCCCGCTGAAGGTCCTCGAAGAACCGCGAGAGTATGTCCTCGATACCGTCCACCGTCTGGCCGTGCACCATGGACGCCAGTTCCCGGCCCTTATACTTGAATGCACCTACTATTTTGCCCCAGCGTCCCAATAGGCCCGCTGCAACCTCCTCCCTGGGTAATAGCTCATGGCGCCGCTCGGCTAAGTCTATTATCTTCTCCTCGGCCTTAAGGTCCCGCAATTTGTCCGCCGGCAGCAGCCGGCCGTTGACTTTTCTCTTTGCGAAATTTCCGTACCAGGTAATCGCATCCTTCAAATTGATACCGCCCTCGGCGTTACGCACTAAGCCATGCTTGCTATACCAGTCGTGTATAGTCTGACGGGTAACACCGAATAAGTCCGCCATCTGATTGATTGTAAGGGCCGCGTAATTGATATTGGCCGCCCGGCCCTCGCCCTCATCGTATAAAAAGCTCTCCACCGCCTTTATCGCCTGCTGATTGCCCGATTTCGCCGCCTCGGCCAGCGCCTGCTTGGCGGCCGCCACCGCCTCTATCCGGGTCTGCTCCCATAAATCGCAGACCTCCGTATCGGTATCCAATAACTCCCGCAGCTCCCGACCCCGCTCGAAGCCCAATAATTTCGCCGCCTGCGTCACCGTCATTATAGCCGCGGCACAGCCCTTTAAGTTCCTAAGTAACTGGCCCCGCTCCCAGGCCTCGCCTAATTGCGGATACTTCTTAATATATTCGGCCAACGTCTTGCGCAATCGCGGACGCTCGGCGTGCATTATAACGTCCGCCTCGGCTAAAGACTCGCAGGAGAAGGCTAAGGAGCGAACAGAGTGTCCCGGAAGAGGAAGCCTCTTCCTTCCCCGCTTCGCTTTGCTCCGCGGTTTATTTTTGAGCCGCTTCGCGGGGCTATTTGATTTTTTTGTTTTTGTTTTCACAATCACTCAGCATTTGTCGTATCTGTCCGCCCTGGTTATAATCATTAACAACGGTGCGGATAATAAACTGCTTTAATTCCGGGTTAGGAGCCCAGAGACCTCTTGATTTTCCCTTAATAGATAGCTTACGCTTTTTCATTTTTTGCCCCTGCTAAACTCAAAAAAAACCGTGCCTTGCCTCTCCACGCCGCGCCGCGCCTGGCCAAGCCGCGCCTAGCCGTGCCTCGCCTTGATTATTTTTTAAGCAACTGCTTTTTTGACATCTTCGAGTTTATCAAGCTGTTTACGTAATACATTTAGTCTTTGCAGCAAAATTTCATCATCGCGGTTCAAAAGGCCCGATTCGATTAGCATTATCAACTGATTTACGTAAAACTTCTGGTCCATCCCGCTAATATGCTCATTTACCTCGGTCTGTCTCTTAGTGAGCCTTTTTCCGCTCATGTGCCGTATAGTTCTTTTCAGGGGGACATTCTGTATTGTCCTGCCAATCTTTAGTTCGCCAACCCTCCCCACCCTAAGTTGATTTACCTTCTCAATCGTCATTGACAGGGCCGAAGCTACTTGGAGTTTATTTATCTTCAATTTCTCCGATAGTATGATACATCGCACCCTGTCATGTTTAGTGAGAGTCTGGCCGTGATTGGCGTTTAATCGAATCGCATCCAAAAATATTTCATTCTCGTTTTGATACGTCTTTTCTATGACTTCAATCTTGTAATTGTCATCGTACTTCTGCTGATATGTTTTTACCCGATGAAAGCCATCCGTAATTCGCTTACTCTTCTTGTCGATCACAATCGGCGGAAATTTCACACCGGCATCCAATGCAGCGCTCATATTGGCAATATGCTGCCTATCGACATCCGAACGTGGATAAAAGTCATAATCGAATACTAATTTTCCAATCGCTATTTTACTCATTTTCGTATCTCCTTAAAAAAAGTTTCCGTGCCTTGCCTTGCCGCGCCGGGCCACGCCTAAGCGGGCCAATCCGAGCCAAGCAGCGCCATTATTTACATTTTAATCTACCTTCAACAATTCAGCTCTGTATGCACCGAACCAACCGGAAGTTGACATCCTGAAATCCCCTATTCCGGAAATCCTTCCCGATATATTCAAAAGCTCTAAGACCATCTCAATTGTCATGAGCTCGACAACTATTATAAATGTTACATCGCAATACCAATTCTTTATATTTGGCCGATATCTCATAATCCTTGCTTTGCCTATAACAACATTTTTCGGAAATATTGAATATTTGAGTATCGGACTTCTCGTTTTCTGATCGAATAAAACACATATCATATTGTCAGCTATTATCCTTATCGCCGCTGATGCCACTGATGCTGCTGTCGCTTTACCAAGTTTTCTGCCCTTCGCACCACCGCCTTTTCCTATTATTGAAGCCCTGAACATATCAGAACGTAGATTCAACTGTCCTTTTTCTGTTCTATATGCCACCTTTTCCGCCTCCTCTTTCGGAATGTATTTTTTCTTCACAGTGGTACCGGCCTCATCCGTTATGCAATTTTCTGGGTTATTCATTAAAATACCCGGTTCACCCACACCATATATCCTGAATGTCACTACCTTTTCTGTTTTTTCTTCCAATATCATTTTGTTTTTTTCTTTCTTTGCCATTGTTCTAATCCTTTCTCAAAAAAAGTTTCCGTGCCTTGCTGTGCCAAGCCATTCCACGCCATGCCATACCATGCCGAGCCAAGCCAAACCGGGTTTTATTTTTATCTAATATTTTTCAATTCATTATTACAAATTTATTCTTATCCACCTTTAGCTCCTTTCTCAAAAACCTTGCCATGCCGTGTTTCGCCATACCTGGCCGTACCAGGCCCAGCCAGTCCGCACCAATATTTTTGTGCATCGCTTTGTTTTCATTTTTTGGCCAGATTTAGTCGATTGTCGATATTTTCGATTAGCTTGTTTTCTTTTGAATACCGTTTTTTTTCTTCCGCTATAATCACCGGCCTTTTCGGCAGCCAGGGCCAGTGCCTGACCAAAGCATTTGTCCTGCTAAGATTCTTCATTTATCCAGCCTTTGAGCTTGCCCCCGTTTGTCCCTGGCGGGGGCGGCGCCTGAGCGGGATACTTCAATCTTAAAACTATCTGGACAGAAAAACCTGTCTCCCGCTGCGACGCCAAGGGAGGTACTGTCCATTGTCGCCCGAAAGGGGCCTATCCTCCACCCGGCGCCCTTTACCCCTTCCAGGGTGCACGAACGCGGCCCCTTGCATACTGTCGCATAAAACTCCTGCCCTGCCTTAACCTTTACCATAATCATCCACTCTCCAGATAACAAACACTTCTGCCTTTTTCTATTAACGGATTAAAATGCAAGCAGCTCAACGGCGGATACTCCCTGCATACCTTTGGCTTGGCGGCCCGGCCGTACTGCAGCTCTATCTTGCAGGCAGCCACACCGTCGGTCATCTGCAGCATCTCACAGGGCAGGCCGTCATCCTGAGACTCGGTATTCTCGGCCAATTTTTGCAGCTCCGGATACTTCTCAAAGTCACCATGCTTCCAGAACGT